GTTTTGAGTATTGCAATATTGCTTTACTCATCACATCAAACGTGGATGACGAAAACTTACCTGAACTTACAAGAGCAAGGACAACATCATTTGCTTTTGAATAACCAATAGAAAGGTCTTCGGACAAGCTATTTGACAAAGCAACAACTTTTGCTTGTGTTGTACCAGCAAAGTTGCCCGTCAAAATTAGGTTGTCTCGCAATTCGGCAGATTGATCCCCTGCTTTGTAAAAAGAATAGGCAAGCGCACCAACAGCAGACGCAGCAGCAGTCATGCCAACTGTGAATGGCGTAATCATTGTGCCAATGGCTTTAAACATATTGCCAATGCCACCCATTGCATCCTTCAACTGACCACCTTGTTGCAAAATAGCAATAAATGGGCTTTGACCAGAAGCAATTTGCGTAAACAAATCAGTTGTCTGATATGTCATTTGCATCTTCTGTTGCTCGTTCATTTTGAACTGAGCGCCAGCAGCATTTTTTGCAGCGTTAGCAATCTTGTCGTAAGCAGCAGCTTGAGCCAAAAGTTCTTTAGCCTTGTCGGTTCCTTTAATATCTTTCAATCGCCCACTAGCCAACTCACGCTCAATTTGCGTGACTTTGCTAACAACCTTGCCGTAATCTTCAGTCGCATATTGAAGGGCTTTAATTTCTTTGTCAGCCGCCTTCATTTCACGCGCAATGGCGTTCTTCATCTTTTGCGTTTCATACGCAACTTTATTTGCCTCAGTGACAAAGTTTCCAGTTTCAAGGCTGAGTGCAACGCCAAGGGTTGCTGCGTTCTGATGATTAGCCATTACTTCCTCTTTCTAGCGAGCTTCTGCGCGTATTCTGGAATTATCCTACCAAGACTGTCTTTTAAATCACTGATGACAGTTTGTGCGCCATATTGCAATGCTGGACGCAGAAATGGTCGAGCAGGAATCTTGGATGTGCCATATTCTTGGGCCAAAGAAACAGCACTACGCTTGACAGACACAATGCCTAAAACCACCGAATTTTCATTAATGCTTGGAGCATCTCTATCGTTAGGGGTTGTCAGACGGGAAGTCAACTTGAGCGTATCTCGCATATGAATTGGGCGATACTCATCCCGAGGGTTTTCTATGTCGTAGGGGGCATAGGCTAGAGATGCGTAATAAACGCTCTTCATGGACTCTTCAGCGGCCTTGGCAAGCGTTTGCTTCAAGACTGTATCCATGCTAAGACCGTTTGCCAGATCAATGATTTGCTGCTCAAACTCAGCAAAGCCTGAAAGCTGGAACTTCATGTCCTTGCCTTCAAAGCCTTGCGTATCAATGTGTTGAGCCATGCTACTCTTTCAGGTAAGCCTCCGAACCCGGTCTAGTAGCCAAGAATGCCATCAACTGCTTGCTGGCTTCCTCTTGCTGTTGTTCCTTTGTCAGCGGCGGGACAATGTATTCGTGTGTCGATGGAAGAACATCTTTCATCGTAAACGGTCTTGTCGTTTTCTGTATTTTCGAGTTTAAGTTGCCTGTGGTCAAGGAACTCAAAGCCAGCAAAACAGCTTTATTTCCTATCATGCCATCAGACAACATAATCTCGATATTCCGCATATCGTCTATAGGAACATCATCAGGACACCCACCATGAGCGTAAATATACGCTCTGGCTTGCAGGTGAATGTCCCAGATTAGTTTTTTCTGGAGTCCTTGTATCCGGGCTGAATTGCCTCAGAAATTTTGGCAAGAATTTCCAACTGAACAGCAGTTGGCCACTCAGCTTCAATGTCTTCATAAGTGATTTCATCAAGCGACCCATTCACAGGGATCAGCAGCCTGATGTACTCCACCATTCGGTTTTCCATCTGCAAGATGGTTTGTACCAACTCTTTGGTAGAGCGACCTTCAACAACCACATCATCATCAGTAACCACAATGCCTTCGATGGCCTGTGATGTACGAAACGATGATGTCATTTTGTCAAAGCGTTTTTGGAATTCGGCTTGGTCGTATTTCTCAATACGTTCTTGCATAGCATCAAGCTCTTTTGTCAGAGGAACACGAACTTTGAAGTTGTATCCTGCAAGCTCAAAAGACTTGGTACGCAGATTGGAGATTTCGCCAAAGGCAGATGTGAGTTTTGTCATAAGTTATCGTGTGGTTTTGATGATCTTGTGGTAAATCGACTCGTTGATGCCAATGGCGTAATCCACCACTTCATCAGGAGTTAGTTTATCAGCATAATTTTTTGCAATTTCGTGTGCAAGAGCAATCGCTGTAATTCGCTGCTGTTGAAACCCAAACCAATTCTTGGAAGAATCGGATTGGGCTACAAGGAAGTTGAGAAGGTCATTGCTGTCTTTTACTATCATGTGTTTTACTCTGTAATGTCTGGTGCAACTTCTTCAATGACCACTACAGGAGCAGTCACGTTGTACTTTTTTAGCAAGGCCAAAGCAATGGCTTCTGCTGTGTCTGGTTTAGCAGTGGCTTTTGCAAGCTCACCAGCGTCTACCACCAAGCCACGGGCAACAACTTCAATGTCGCCGTAGCTGGTCACAATCGCTTCAATTGCGTCAGAGACTTTCATCAGTTATTCGACCAGCCGTACTGGTTGCCCCGCGGGTGAATAGTGAAAGTACATTTTGCTTCAGCGCCGGGAGCCGAGTCGATCTGGAATTGACCAACACGACCGTTAAACGCATAAGCCACAGTGTTTGAGCCTTCAACTGCTGCAACCACAAAAGTGCGGTCCACAACACCAGAATAAGCATCAGCACGAATCTGAAGCAAAGCGGCATCAGAAGGATTCCAAGCAGACGTGATGGTCATGCTTGTAGGTGCGGCTTGAACGGGAATCTTGTCGCTTTGACGAGAACCAGCCACACCGAAACTTGCCACCGCATCATCCATACCAAAGGCAGGGATGGCCTCGACAGGCACAGCAACACCAGAAGCGCCAGTACCGTTTGCCACAGTACCCACGATGGTGGTCACTTGAGCAACCCACACAGACAGGTTAGCTGTGGTCAAAGGAGTTGGAGTCGCAGCCGATTGCATCCAAAGCGATGCGGCAAAACCGGGAAGAACTTTTGCAGGAATAGCCATGTCAACTCCTTATGCGTTGTTGGACCAACCGTACTGGTTGCCACGGGGATGGATGGTAAATGTAGCCTTGGCTTCTGCACCGGGAGCAGAATCAATCTGGAACTGGCCTACGCGCCCGTTAAAGGCGTAATAAACGATGTTTGACCCCTCGGTAGCCGAAATCACGAAAGTGCGGTCAATGACGCCAGAATAGGCATCAGCACGCATCAGCAACAAGTTGGTGTCAGCAGGATTCCATGCAGCAGTGATAGTCATGCTGGTAGGAGCAGCTTGCACAGGAATCTTGTCAGACTGACGCGAACCTGCGACACCGAAACTAGCAACAGCATCATCCATGCCGAAAGCAGGGATTGCTTCCACAGGAATGATGTTGCCAGTAACGGCAATAGGAGAAACGCTGGCAACCAAGGACAACTGTGCAGTAGTCAAAGGAGTTGGCGAGGCAGTTGGTTGTGCGTAAAGAACCGCACTGAAACCGGGCAAGACTTTGTTTGGTAAGGCCATTTTGAGTATCCTTCAAAAGTTGAACAATTGTCTTATATTAAGCCGGGATGTCAATGGTGCAGTCCAAAAAGATTTGCGCCATTTTTTCCTCGTTGTTGTAACTGTTGTACAGCCACATAACATCAGCTTTTGCGATCCAAAAGCCTTCAGTCGGGCTACCCAACAATCCGCTGTAACCATGCAATGATTGCAGAATCTGATTTGAGATTGTAAAACCATCTTCAATTTGTTGAGTGAAAATAGAAATCTGAAATACAGGGCGATCAATGCCTTTGTTGCTTTGCTGCTGTCCTGTGTAAACAGGCTGATGCACGTTTCTCAACATCCAAGTAATAAACTTGGGCTGTGTTGCAAAGTTGCGGTTAAAGGACGCATACACAGGCACAGGCGTGACAATGTTAGCCAGTTGATACTGGATTGCTTTGCCGTAAACAACAGGGTTTAGTTGAGTTGCCATTACACCGCCGTAACTGGATCAGAACGATAGCACCTGAAGATAACATTCATTCGATCATCAGATTCTTGTGCGTAATCAATTCGCCAATCTTTGCTTCGATATGTAACTGAATACAGATGTGGATTTTCCACTATCGACTTTGTATTTGGCGTGAAATTAAGCGTCAAATCTATGATGTCCTGATACAAACGATATTTATCGGCAATTTTGACGCTGTTTGCAACAGATGCAACTCGTGCGCGAGTATCAAACCACAATGTTTGTGTCGTAGATTGCTCACCAAAATCCGACTTGCCAAAAGTCAAATTGTTGATTTTGATATTCTCAAAACGAGCAATTGCCATTTTTTACTCACATTACAAGTGGTTTGTACGGTTTCAACAAAGTTGTCACGCCAAACGGAATGTCTTTCAGCTTTGTTTCTGTGGCATTTGCACGATTGTTATACAAGTGCGTCAGTAACAAAAGCCCTGCTTGCTTAATCACTGGATATGAACCCAATGGATTAGAAACAGTTGCATACTCCACAATGATAGGAGCAGTCATCACCGTATTCACATCTGTTGGCAAATTGTTTACGATGACTTTGTTGCCAGAGGGATCGTAATAATAATTTGCGCTTGCCAGTGTTTGAAACACAGGAGGGAAAGCATCATTCCAATAACCAACCGAATTGACTGTTACACCGGGTTGACTTGGAAATTGATTTTGACTCACTTCAGGCAAATCAAAGCAAATTGGTGATGCAACAAGGCTCTCAGAACCGTACCAGACGCGATAATTTACTGGAAGGATAGACATCCCTAAGTAATCTTCAATCGCTTGTCTGGTGGCTACTTCAAGACCTGTCAAATAATCATCTTGACTTTCGTCATTAAACAAGTTCAGTTGATTTGTGATTTCGTCAAGCGTCAACCACGCCGTGACACTATCGCGCCCAATCTGTTCAACTTTTGCATAGTTAAATGGATTGCGTGTTTGCGCCCCGAAAGGCGCTGCGTATTGATAGTTGTCAAAGCTCATGGTTTAAACACCCACAAGACGAATGCCAGCAAATGGGTCGCGCACGGTACTTACTAGACGCTTTTCCGCATATAGCGTAATAAAGCCGGGGCTAGTTTGTTCCATTGCTTGAATGGTCATTTCTTCCACATCGGCAATGGTCACAAAACGAGGCCAGTTAGCCAAGTAAATGTTAAATTTACCAGCACCTGTTGTTTGCATATTGGGGTTAGCAATCACAGGGAAACCAAACATATTGACAACAGCACCGCCATCATCATCGCCAGTTTCAGCAAACTGTTTAATTGCAGTTGCACCACCCAAGTTACGCAATTCGTGAATGGTTTGTGGATGCATCATCCAAGCCGTACCGGGAAGATTCCAGTATTGAGCAGGGAACAAGCGAGTCATATCTGTGATGTCAGAATACGCCACAGCCGCAGCAGCTTGCGTGTAAGTCGCAATTGAGTGAATGCCGTTGGTGATTGCTGTGCCACTTGTACCAAATGCCGATGACGCAGCACTTGTGTACATATTCAAGCCGCGCAGACCGTTGGTCGCGCCGTTGATTGTGGTGGTAGAACCAGCTTGGTCATTGTTCAGCACCATTGAAGCGCCTTCAATATTGGCAAATTCCAACATCAAATCTTCAACAAGTGTTTCGTTCAAATAGTTAACATCCGACATAACCGCTGAACGAATAGGCATTTGTGCGGTAATCACGCGAGTTGGCAATTCCCAAATACTGGTATCAATGTTTGGAGAACCGCTATTAGGGTTAATCGTATAACCCCAAGGATTCGTGCTGTTTGTAGCGTTACCAGTTTTAGCAATAAATTGAACTTCCGAACTATTAGGCGCTTTGATGTTTCGCGCTAATTGTCGAATTGGGTTTGCAAAACGTAGCGCAGCAAAAGCATCATCAAATAAGATGCGACCACCGACATTCAATCCTGAACCAGTGATAGCAGATGCCTCGCGCAAGTCAATCTTGACCTGATCGCCAGTTTCCAAAGTTTGCTTAATTCCAGACAGGATTCGTTCGGTAATGGTCATAACAGTTCCTAAATTGTTGGCACAAAAAGGAGGGGGAATTAACCCCCTCCGATTTATCAGGTGGCTGTACCTGTGGACCTGTAGCGAACCAAAGCATTTGGATCGCGCACAGATGTTGCCAAACGTTTCTCACCAAAAAATGTAATAAATCCTGGGAGCGTTTGGTCGTAGCGGCGCATAACCATGTTCAAACGATCAATGATCGTGTGACCACGGCTCCAGTCACCAAAGTACATTGGGTACAGGCTGTTAGTACCAGCAGTACCAGTTGTAGCTTGGCTAGGATTGTCCAAATAGCGGTTCAACACAACGTCAAAGCCGAGCAGTTGACCAATGATGCCATCGGGATTCAACGACTCAACAGAGTTGAAGATTGGACGACCGTTGGTGTCTTGCAGACCACGAATTGCTTGAGCCAAGACTGGGTTAATCATGAACTTAGCGTTCGGAGTCCAATAGGCTTGTGGCAAAGCGTAGATCAAGTTGATAACGTCTTTGTATTGGATTGCGTTAGCACCAACAGTGTTGACGTTAGAGGTCAACTGGTCATAAGTAGCCAGCGAGTGCAGACCGCTTGTAGAGCCAGTACCAGAAGTGCCGAAAGCAGCAGCAGAGG